CGTTGCGCGTGCCGTTCCACCAGTAACCAGCTTCAGTTCATTAGTTCCAGCCTGCAAACCTGTATCTGTGTCAGCGCCGGTAAACGCTGGGGCTGCGGCTGTATTAGTACCGTTAATTTTTACAGTCATAATTAAACAATAGTCCAGTTAGAGCCAGAAGGAATGGTGACAGTAACACCGCTGTTGACGGTCATAGGACCAGAGTTGATTACATGGCTGCCAGAAGGAATCGAGTAGTCAGCATCAACCGTGTAGGAATGAACAACCGCCCAAGCATTAGAGCCTCCAGTTCCTTTTTCAGGATAACCAGAAGCAGCATCAGCCCAGCTAACAGCGCCAGAAGCACCGCCGCTAGTCAGGACTTGACCGCTAGTACCGTAGTTAGCACCAGCAATACCCACCTGTCCAGCAGGTCCAATACGAACTCGTTCAGTGCCTTCAGTTGTAACCTTGAAGTGACCGTCAGAACCAGTGTCTACAACCTCAGCTTCTGTGTTACCCTCGGTAATTTTATCGGCGTCAGCAGCAGTACCGCTAGAAGCAGCAGTAATACGACCTTGTGCGTCAACAGTAATACTAGATAGCGTGTAGCTACCAGCGGTTACAGAAGTGTCTGCCAATTTAGCCGCAGTAACAGCATCATCTGCAATCTTTGTAGTGGTAACTGCAGCGCTACCAATGTTAGACGATGTGCCTGTAAAACTATCTACGTAGTTTTTAGTAGCAGCATCTTGTCCAGCAGAGGGATTAGCAACATTTTTAATTTGATTGCTGGTTACACTAATCTGACCAGTACCATCAGGAGCAAGGTTGAGGTTAGTGTTGGTGTTAGTAGTAATGGTTCCGCCTACTTTGATATTACCACTACCATTTGGATCAATAACAATATCACCGTTAGACGTGCTGGTAATCGTTTTACCATTAACATCCAGGTCACCACCAAGTTGCGGTGTTAGATCTGACAACAGGTTAAATGCAATAGAACCTTCAGGAATGGTAACAAAACCAAGCTGTTGGTCTACTTGGAAAATCGGATCATCAGTTTGGTTACCACCAATCTTAAACTTACCGTTATGGTCAGTAACAGCAGTCCAAATCTTACCGTTGTTAAGCTCAGTAATTTGCTTAGACTCATCCGGAACACCACCATTTTCAGGCAATGCACGATAGTCAGTGCCACTACCAGCATACTCCATGGTATGCCCGCTAGAGGCAATCATAGAACGAAGGAAAAACGATACAGCAGCGTTGTCGGCTACAGCACCATTAAGTCCAAGGTTAGTACTACGGTTGTTAGGATCAGGACGGCTAATAGTAACCCTGTGTCCACCACTAATAACAGTAGACGACAAGACAGGGTAGGTAACGCTGTTTACAGTAACAAGCATGTTGCTACCCGGTTTGGTAGCATCACCGAACCAGCCTGTACCTGCAGTAACGTTATCAATGTCAAATGTTAGAGCACCACTAGAAGCAGCTCCGTTGACTGTTGCAGTAAAAATAGCAGCAGTAGATTTGCCGTCGGCAACCAAAGCCTTGTCACCAAAGTCAGTTGTAGATGCAGCCAAGTTAGCTTGACCACCATTCAATGCTTTGATGTGGTATTTATTAAAGAAGGCGTAGCTAGAAGTGCACTGGGCATAGCCGTTGTTAGTAACAAGGATACCAGGTCCGTTCAAACCAACGTGAGTATAGCTATCAGCAACCATAGACCGAAGCGGGCTCGTGCTCTTAGGTACGGCACCGTCAGCCAAGAAACCACCACCGGTAGGTGCAGAATCATTATCACCAGCGTCTCCACCACGTGGACGGTGTGCACGGAGATTGCTGTTATCAATCTCGCTATCAGAGAAGTTTGTGCAGTTTTGAATATAAGGTGATTTAGTAATCACACAGTTATTGTAAAACGCAAAGTTCCAACCCTGACGTGCAGGAAGATCTGAATCAAGAGTGTTTGTACCAGAGTTACTAGCTTGCATACCAGTCAACGTCAAATTTTGTACAAACGAACCGCTGTTTAGTTCAAACAACGCATGGTTTCCATCAGATTGGTCACCTTGTGTAGCAACAGTTGGGTGTACAATAGTGCTACGCAACGCCATACCAATAATAGATACGTTACGGCGCTTGATCTGAATAGGAGCAATTTCCTGATAAACACCAGCAGCCACAATTACGGTCATACCGTCGCCGCCACCAGTCACTTCTAGCTCAAAACCTGAACCACCGCCTGCACCAAGGTTAGCATCAGCAGCAGACAAGATGTCACCAATCTGATACTCTTGGAGTGTAGCGTTAGCAACGTTAGTTACAGAAGTTACTGCTCCTCCAGCCACAGTAATTGTAGCAGTTAGACCAGATCCAGTTGTACCTCCCGTAAGAGCGACACTACTATAAGTACCGTTAGTATAGCCAGAACCAGCAGTTTTAATAGACGTACTGATGTCTGCGTTAATATCATTAATAGCACTTTTAATGGTCAGCTTAGGACCACTAATACGGTGACCAGTTTTAGAATCATCACCACCAGTAGCATCAACGTAAATAACTTTATCTTGGGTCCGAAAAGAACCACCAGATGCAACGTCTAGCCAAGTACTACCGTTCCAAATCTTGAGAGTCTGATCGTCGTCGTTTTGCAACCAAGTTTTACCAACTTCATAGCTGCTTTCACTAGGAGTACCAGTCTGTACAAGAGTATCGAAACGTTTAGCAGCAGCAGATGCAGTAAAAATATTAGTATCAGCAGCGGTTGGAGAACCAGCATCTTGCTCAGTTTTAGTGATAATATCGTCGTTTTTAAGACGATCGAAGTCAACAGAATTAGAACCAATACCAAGAGTAATAGTACCATCACCATCATTAGTAACAGTCAAACCGGTACTATCAACAGCAATATCACCAGTAATAGCAGCATCGATCATGTCATCGATCTTAGCTGTTGTAGCAATAGTGGTGTCGTTGTTAGGATTAGACTCACCAGAAACAATAATGTCAGCTGGCTTAATACGATCCAAATCGACAGAACCTTGAGCAATACCAAGAGTTACTTGACCATTAGTACCACTTTTAGTTAGACCAGTAGAATTGACAAGGATGTCAGTTTCAACTACATGGTCAACATAATCTTTAACAGCACCTGTAGTAGGCAGTGCTACGTCATTATCAGGGATTACGTTGCTATCAGCAGCAAGTTCAGCCTTAGAATAGGTTTCGGTTGCTTCATCCTGGAACCGTGCATCCATAGCAGCGGTAGTAGCAATTTTAGAATCATTGCTAACCCAGGTTTCAGTAGAATAAACAGTGTCGTCAAAGTTATTCCAATAGTAGGTCTTCAGGTAATCATCAACGTCATCGGGAATACCAATACAGTTGCTTTCCTGAATAGCATACCGAAGTTGCTCAAAGTTTTTATTCAGGTCGTCAGACCGAATGGCAGAGCCAGGGTTAAACAACGCTCGGATGTCGTCCACCTTAGTAATACGACGAATCTTAATGTTGTCAACCGTAGGCTCACCAGGATCTGTAGGAGAACTAGGAGCTGGCGGAGCAGTCCCAGTAAACTCTACAATAGTTGGGTTNGCGTCAGTAATACGCCAGGGGTAGGTGGAATCAGTCGTGAGCTTCTCGTCATACTCTTTAGTTGTTACGTTCCAAAAATAAACGTGAATCTCAGATTTAAAAATGTACGGGAAATCAAACGAGAATTGTGTTGTTGACCCGTTTCCGGCTTTAATTGTTTGTACGTCAGAACACGACATAATTCGTTAATAGTTTAATAACGTGTATTAAGGATGGATGGATCGAAAACTTCGCCCATTCTAGCGGATTCAGCCTTCAGATCTTCTACTTGCTGTCTAAGTTCAATAGCAGCATACATATCTGCGTCCATTTCAGAATAAGCAATATCTTCTGCTTGACGACGGGCTTGAGACAAACGAGCATGAATATCATGCCACTCCTTTAGATCTACGTCAGTGGATGTAAATCCTTGACTACGCAAATTACGCAGTTTTTGGATACTGTCCCAACTACCTGCGTCACGCATAATCTCTCTAATAGCATCCCTAAAGAATCCACGTTCACCCATAAGACGGAACAATTCAGACCGTTCCTGAGGAAGCAGCCTTACTCCGTTTTTAGACCTAAACGTAGTGTTAATATCAAACTCCACGTCTTGCAAGAACTTTTCTTCAGGAGTTTGTTCAGGGTGTACCTGGATCGGGCTGTAAGCATTGTAAAGACGTTGCATCATGCCATAGCCATTAGGCTTTCTACCGGTAACAGGGCTGTAAACATAAGCTTGCTGTGTATTAAACAAAGCACCAACAAATCTGTTACGGTTGTTAAGTTGAGACATAAAATCAGACTCAACCTCTAGCAAACCTTCGCTTAGAATACGTGAAAAATCACCACGCAGCGCAGCCATAGGTCCAAGTCCGTTAACAAAACCAGCAGCCCAACGGTTAACAGCAGCGCCATTGCCGCTTGTCATATCCATCAAAGGTTTGACAGTAGACAAAGTAGTACGGTTAGTAATAGCAGCACTCAAGATAAAAGACATTTTTTGGCTAAGGTTTTCCATCGATGCTTCGCCAATGCTGTCAAAGTTATCACCAATGTTTGCAGCCAGTGCTAGCCAATCAGCAATCGGTCCGAATTGAGCATAAGAATAGTATTTACCATCTGGTCCTTTAATGCTACGTGGTTTCCAGTTAGAGTTTTGAACACGAGCCATTTGAAGCTCTTTGTCATAAAAACCATCACCAGTAATCCTATCGTTCATAAGAAGATTGTAAACACCCAGCATTGCCACAGCGCCAATGGCTTTACGACCACGTGCTTGATACTTAAGGTCAGTAAGACGTTCTTGTTTGGCAATGACATCCATGCTTGAAACGTCAAATCCACGAGTTTTTAAAAGTTCAGTAACACGATCTTCATCTAACAACAGGTCGTCAAGGCGTGTATAAACAAGCTCATTGACATCACGTTGCCATGGTGCCCAAGGACCGTATTTACCCATAATATCGATAGAGTTTATTGACGTTGCGTTGAACATCATAAACGGCTTAACAGCAGGAATAATCCTAGTAAGGTCATCTAAACCTCTTGCCATAGGTGTGTCAAGATTAAGCGCCATTTCAGAAGTAGCATACTTAACTGCATCATCCTGTAGCAACCCATCAGGGCTGAACATTTGGCTGTAATATTTATCTGCAATAGGTTTGACGTTTTCTTTGGTAATAGGTTTACCAGCAGCAATCAATTCATCCATAGCACGGAACCTAGCCTCTGCTGACGCATTGAATACACCAGTAAAACCGTCCATTGCCGTCATAGCGTTAGGACCAAACCGAAGTGCTGGATCTTTAGCAAAATCATTTAGCAGTTCAATTTGATTTACAATATATTGCAAACCATGATTACCTTCAGCCGCTTGAGTTGCTGCTGCTTTTTTAAGAAACTCTATTTCACGTTCTGACTGCATTAGCAAGTCAATACGTGTACCAGATTTTACGGATTCAGGGTTACGTGATGCACGCATAAAGACATCACCAGCGTAAGGCATTGCACGTTGCATTGTTTCACCAAGAGAGCTGTAAGCCACCCAACCACGTTGGATACCTTTCAGATCAGCTGCCATCAGTGCACCAGCAAAGTGTGCCGTAGGTTGTGCAATAATACCACCAAAGTTACCAACCAGTGCTTTAATAGCTGAAAGTGGTCCTAGGATA